GTTCTTCGACCGTGCCAAGGTGCGAAAGGCACTAGAGAAGGCCAACTACGAAGCATTGCGAAAAGCTGGACGTGACATCCAGGAGGCGTCGAAGCGTGGCATCGGCCAAGCGGCTCCCAGGCAGACCAAGGCTGGGCGTAAGGCCGTCAAAGCCGGGGCCATCGTAGAGTTTGCGGGCGGGCTCTACCAAGACCTGACGATGCTTGGCAGCGGCAAGCCACGGCCAGCGGGCAAGCCGATCAAGTCGTGGGCACCCAAGCGGTTCGCCTACCGGGACGTGATGTTCTTCTGGGATGACGCCAAGAAAAGCGTCGTCATCGGAGCACTCAAAGCCGACTGGCTCGGCCGGCTCCACGAGTTCGGCGGGTCGCTCGTGCTGCGTGCCTATCGCATCGGCGTCGGGGCCGCCCGCAATGCCTACCTGCGGCGACGGGGGTTCCGTGGCCAAGGCCGTGACGAGCGTGGCCGGTTCACCACCAAGGTGGCCCGTGGCAACCAGTACGAATACGGTGCCCTGATCTGGTCCAACAAGCCGCTCAAGAGCAAACGCAACTGGGAAGCCACCTCGATCACGAAAGTGGCTCGCTACCCGGCCCGGCCCTACATGCAGGGGGCCGCCGGCGTCCAGAAGGTCGTGGCCCGCATCCGTGAGCGGTTCCGCAACACGCTCCGCAAGGCCGGCTAGCCCGGGCCACACCCCCTGCGGCGGCCCTGCCAAGCGTCCTATCCTCGGCAGCACACCCCCGCACACTCGGAGAGGCTCATGGCCATCACGCTGGGCAAAGACGTCACGATCACCGGGCTCACCGGTGCCCGCACGATCACGCTCAACAACACCGCCAACGAGATCGACGTGACCTCGTTTGCAGACGGCTCGGCCGGCTTTCGCAAGTTCAAGAAGGCCCTCATCGAGCAGACGATCGAGGTGGAGTGCGTCGAGTCCCCGGGCGTCAATATCGGGGCCTCGTTCACGCTGACCGACACGGGACTCGCCACCAACAACGGGATCGAGTACGTCGTGACCAACATTGCTCGCGGCGAGCCGATCGACGGCATCCAGACGTTCACGGTGTCGGCGTCCCGCTTCAAGACTCAGACCTGACGAAAGGAACCACGATCCATGGCCATTGCTCTCGGCAAGGACGCATCCGCTCCTCCGTTCGGCACCGACATCATCTCGGCGACGTTCACCGAGGAGGTGGAGGTCATCGACGTCACCAACCGCACCAACAAGGGCGGCACCACCGGCAACCCGGGCTATCGGGCGTTTGACGCTGGGTTCAAGTCGGAGACGTGGGAGATCGAGTGCCACGACGCCACGGGGCTGATCGCAGCCCTGGAGAGCAACACGCCGACCAGCAGCTTCCTCGTGATGAACGTCGTGGAGAACGCTGCCATCGACGGAGCGGTCACGTACACCGTCACCTGCCGGCGGGGCTGATCCCGTGGCGATCACCCTCGGCAAAGACTGCACCGTCTCGGCCGGCGGAAACGTCGCCAGTGCGCGGAACGTCACGTTCTCCTCTTCGGCCCGCACGATCGAGGTCGAGGAGTTCGGCAGCCGTTACTCGACGGTCTACACGACCGGCTACGAGCAGTCGGTGTCGATCGAGTTCAACGATTCAGCCGACGCCGCTGGCCTTATCACGGCCCTCGAGCAAGGCACGCAGATCACCGTCTCGGGCGGTGCGGGCGGCTGGTCGTTCCCGGCTGTCGTGACTGGCGTGTCGGAAAACGATTCGATTGACGGCGTGGCTACATTCACGGTGGAAGCGCGGCGAACCCGAGAGGGGCTGCGATGAAAGAGTTCAAGGACGACGAAGGCCGCCCGTGGCGGCTGGCACTGACGGTGGCCTCGGCCATCCGAGTGCGGGACATGGTGACCGTCGAGACGGACGAGCTCGACGACAACGGCGCGACCACCGGCCGCCGCAGGAGCGAGCCGTTCGACCTGGTCAACGTCGGCACGATCAGCCAGACGTTCCAGGTGTTGCGGGGCCAGTTCGCCAAGATTGGCGAAATCCTCTACGCCATGCTGATCAAGCAGGTGGAGGAGAAAAAGCTGACGAAGGAAGAGTTCCTTGAGGGCCTGCGAGGCGACGCGCTTGATGCGGCGGCCCGAGCCTTGGAGCAGGAGCTCGTCGATTTTTTCCCCCTGCGGCTGCGAAAGATGGTCGGCCTGCTCGCAGCCAAGATGGACGAAATGTCCGTCGAACTGATGGACCGAGCCGAGGCCGGGCTGGCGGGGATCACGGCGGCGGATCTACCTGGGATGCCATCTGGGAAGCCGCCGGAATCCTCGGAGTCCACCCCGGAAAGTGGACTCTCCGACAACTCATCGCCGCCCGCCAAAGCCGCTTAGAGCACGACTGGTGGCACACGGCAAACCTGATCTGCACGCTCGCCAACCTGCACCGAGACAAGAACAAGCCCGCCCAAGAGCCGTCGAAGTTCCATCCGTTCGCCAAGAAGAAGCCCGCCCGCCAGGCCACGCCTGAAGAAATCGCCAAGCTGCTCGGACCCAACTGGCATGAGGTGAAAACGTGAGTGCCGGTCGGATTCGTCAAGGCGGTGTGTTTGTCGAGATCGGGGCGGATGCCCGGCAGTTCTTCGCTGCGCTGAACAAGGTGCAGAAGGAGGTGGCCCGGGTCGGACAGGCGATGACCTCGATGGGCTCACGCATGGCCGGCATCGGGGCGGCCATCGGTGCGCCCATCGCTTTGGCTGCTCGCCAGTTTGCCGGATTCGACGACGCCATCCGGCTCACGGGCGCTGTCAGCGGTGCGACTGGGGCCGACTTGCAAATGCTGAACGACCGGGCCCGCGAGCTCGGTGCCACCACTTCGTTTACGGCCATTCAGGTGGCCACGCTCATGGGCGAGCTCGGCCGGGCTGGCTTCAAGCCCGACGAGATCAACGCCATGACTGGTGCGGTGCTCGACTTGGCGAGGGCTACCGGCACCGACGCTGCACTTTCGGCTGGAATCATGGCTGCGACCTTGCGGCAGTTCGGCTTGGGGGCGACCGATGCCACCCGGGCTGCCGACGTGCTGACGGCTGCGGCAAATTCCACGTTCAACACCGTCGAGGGCCTGGGTGAATCGCTGAAATACGCCGGACCGGTCGCCAAGTCTCTTGGCATGAGCCTTGAGGACACGGCAGCCATCCTTGGCGTGCTCGGAAACGTCGGCATTCAGGGCAGCGAGGCCGGCACGGCCCTGCGGCGATTGTCGGTTATCTCGGCCGGTGCTGGCGAAGAATTGCAGAAGCTGTTTGGCGTCAGCAACACGGATGCGGTCGGCAACCTGAAGCCGCTTGTTGACATCTTGGACGAGATCAACAAGGTCACGGCCGGGATGCCGGTTGCCGAACGCACCAGACGGATGGCCGAGGCGTTTGGGCTGCTCGGCATCACCTCGGCCAATGTGCTGTCGTCGTCGGCTGAAGGCGTTCGCGGCCTTGCCGATCAATTGCGGGCAGCCGGCGGCACCGCCGCTCGTACGGCCAAGGAAATGGACGCTGGCCTCGGCGGGTCAATGAGGATCCTGCTGTCTGCGATTGAGGGCACCGCTCTGGCGATTGGCGATGCGTTGGCCCCGTCGCTACAGCAAGCCGCCAAGTTTGCTGAGCAGACTTCCACGGCCATCACGTCGTTCGTCAAACGCCACCAGGAGCTAGTCGTCAGCGTGGCCAGCGGCGTGGCCGGCTTCGCCGCCGCAGGCGTAGCCATGTTGGCGATGGGCCACGTCGTGAGCATGGTGGCGTCTGTGTTTGGAACGCTGCTCATGGCATCCAAGGCCGTCGTCGCGCCGTTGTTTGCCATCGTGGCCACCGTGTCGTCGATGATCATGTCGTTCGCCGCCGCAGTGGCTGGCATACTGGCGTATTCGGCCACCTCGATCGCGGCGGCAGCGGCCAGTGGTGCGGCATGGGTAGCGGCTCACGCGCCGCTCGCCATCCTTCTTGGGCTTATCGCCGCTCTGGGCGTGGCGGCGTTCAACCTTGTGGGCGGGTTTGATGGCTTGTCTGCCAGCATTCGCCAGGGCGTGGCATCGGCAGCGACCGATGCGTCTGTGGTGCTATCTGACCTGGGCCGTGTGGCCAAGACGACGATGCAGGGCGTTTACGACTCCATCGTGGCCGGCGACCTCGAGGGGGCCATGGCCATCGCGCTCAAGGGCCTGCTGGCGGCGTGGATCCGTGGTACGAGCGCCCTGCAAGGCAAGATCGACGGGTTCTTTGCGTTCATCATAAACAGCGCTGACGCCGCAGCGACGATTGCCAGCAATCCGCTCATTGCCATTGATGCGATCCAAAGCCCGGAAATTGTCGCCGATCGCCGAGCGTTGCAGCGCCGGCAGGACGCGCGGCTCAATCGAGTCACGGCCGACCAACTGTCTCGTGATGCCAAGGCGGTAGACGCGGAGAACGACCTGCGGAACATGACCCGAGATGCGGGCCTGACTCGCACGCTGCGTGGCCAGGCGGATGGCGTGATCGCTAGCGTTGGCAACGCTGGCTCAATGCAGCAGTTAACTGATTTGGCCGAC